ACCAGACGTATAGGGCAAGTTGCAGCAACGGGAAGTGGTGAGGCAGCAGTCGCGCTTGAGCAATTGGGGATCTCAATTGATGAGATAAAGGATAAAAGCCCTGATCAACAATTTGCCCTCATTGCAGAAAAAATGAAAGGCATACACGAGCAAGGCCAAAAAGTATTTTTAACTCAAAAGCTATTTGATTCTGAGGGTGTGAAATTACTGAATACTCTTAACTTAGGGGCTGATGGTATTGCTGCCATGATCACTGAAGCAGAAGAGTTAGGTATCACATTTAGTCGAATCGATGCCTCAAAAGTTGAAATGGCCAATGATTCATTTGACCGAGCAGAAAAGCTTTTATCATCGTTTGGTACAAAACTAGCCACTGAAACTGCACCTCTTGTTGGTGCTTTATCAGATCTTTTCGTTGAAACAGCAAAAGAAGCCGGTGGCTTCGGCAAACTCGCCCAGCAGGTCATAGGAAAAGTATCAACTGGTATTGGTATAATGGCTGACGGTGTTCATGGTTTAAACGTTCTTTTTAATGGTGCGAAAGTTGTTGCTATGGGTTTTTCGACAGCACTATGGCAAGGGCTGGCTTTTGTAATAAACAAAGGGATTGTACCTTTTGCTAATAGGGTGACTAATGGCATTTTATTTCCGCTCAGAAAAGTATTAGAGCTTGCTCAGCATATTCCTGGTGTAGGTGATTCTGCGAAAAAGGCATTGGCAGAGTTAAATAAACTCGGAAATGCTGAGGGCTTTAAAACGCTTGATGAAATAGGTGAAACTGCATTCGATAGCCTTATTCAATCGAAAGAAGATCTTCATAACTCTATGATGGAGCCGCTACCCTCAGAGCGTATAAAGGGATGGATTGAGGATGTTCAAGCAAAATTTCAAGCAGCTGCAGCAGAACAAACGAGTAAAGGCGGGAAAACAGGCTTATCCAATTTAATTTCTTCTGATCAACAAGCCCTAGTTGATGCGGCTAAAAAACAATATGAAAAGATTCATGAAGCTCAATTGGCCATGGAAGGTAAAGAAATTGAACTTGAGAATCGTCGCTTTGAACGTCAACAGCAGCAAATGGAAAAAGAGTTCCAGTTGCTACGTGATAAGAACCTAGTAACCGCGGAAATTGAAGCATCTTATAAGCTGGCTAAGGAGCAGGCCGAAGCACAGCACCAACAAAACATAACCAATATTCAAAAAGAGCAGCAAGAAGCTAGAGAAAAGAAAGAAAAAGAACATAAAGAAAAGTTAGACAAAGAAGAAAAGACTCGTATCGATACTATGCAGCAATCATACGACAGTTTGTTTAACGTGATGAGCGGTTACTTTGATGGCATGGACAGTAAAAAAGCGAGCTATGCGAAATCAGCTATGAGTATTGGTGCTGCCATGCTTGATGATGAAAAGAGTAATTCAATACAAAGTATTTGGACGAATACCTATGATACTGCGATGAAAGCATATAACGCGCTTGCTGATATTCCTTACGTTGGGCCTGTACTTGGTGCTGCAGCTGCAGGTGTTGTTATTGCTGCAGGTGGTATGTATGCGGGTAAAGTGAGTGGCTTAGCTTCTTTCGATGGTGGTGGTTATACAGGTAACTTACCACGTTATGGTGGTGTTGATGGTAAAGGTGGTTTCCATGCCATTTTACACGGTAATGAAACAGTTGTTGACCACAGTAAGGGGCAATCACTAGGTGCAAATGTAACTGTGAACTTGTTTGAAGATGCGAGCAGAGCAGGTTCGACAACACGCAGTTCAGGCCCATCAGGTGAAGAAGTTATCAATATATTTGTGACGAGTATTCGCCAAGGTGGTGAAGCTTCAATGGTTCTTGAAAATACTTATGGCCTTCAAAGGCAGGGGGTCTAAGTATGTTAGTCCGATACCCCAAAGACCTTAAACTTCCCCTTGTTTCAACTCACCGTCTATCCCAAAACTCTAATTTATTAAGAACTGAAATGGCAAGCGGTCGCGCTCGGCAGCGCAAGCGCTTTCAATCAGTGCCAACGACAATGGCTGCAACGTGGAAACTCAAGGCTGACCAGGCCGTTATTCTAGAAGGGTTTGTAAAACACGGTACCAACGATGCGGTTAACTGGTTTGTTATGCCAATTCGCACCCCCCAAGGCTTAATTGATCACGATGTACGTTTTAAACAAAGCCCGCTGGAGTCATGCAGTTTCAATGGCGGGTTTTGGAGTTATAGCGCGAATATAGAAATTAAAGAGCGGCAGATAGTGAGTGAGGAAGGGATGATTAAGTTACTTATAGAGCCAGTAACTTATGAAGACTACATCAACTCAATATCGAATACAGTAAACAACTATTTGGAAAGCAACAATGAGTGAATTTTTAGAACTAACCGGTGATTTGAAACAATCAGTTGAGCAGTTGAATCAGGTGCTTCAAGGCGATGAAAATACAACTGTAGAAATTAACGGTGTTCAAAAGCCAAGTATTCAGAAAAAAACAAAGGACACTGTTGATTCTAAAGTTCAATTTGTTTTGGATGCTGCAGCTGATATTGATGCTGTGAAATACAGTAGTAAATCTGCGGGCTTATCGGCAACGTCATCAGGTCAGTTTTTCTCAGTTGTTAGTTCAAATGGTGAAAGCTTTCTTGACCTTTATAAAAATGAAAGCGGTGTTGCTGTTTACCAGAAAACCTACCCTTCAACAAAAAAAATACAGTCACTTTCTAATTCATCCGATCTTGCTATTGGTAGTGTTGTTGAAAATAACTTTGAAAACCTTATCAAAGATCCTTTGTTGAACGAACCAGAGATGTATTGGCCAGCAACTGAGCTTTATTCAGTCGTTGAAGTGAATAGCAAGAAGTGCCTAGAAATGAATGCTGTTGGAAAGGCCAGCACAATTTCAATGTACTCGGAACTAATAAATATAGAGCAATTAAAGTCTAATGGTTTTATATCAGCATCACTATCAATAGAAGATTTATTGATTACCACAGGTTCAGCGGTAAATGGCGGTCGCATTTTATTGCTACAGTACAATGCAAATTCATACAATTCAGTGTATGAAGTTAAACGCAAGGAAGTGTATTTAACACATTTTAATTGGACAGAACCAAAGACATTAAAATTTGAAGCTGAAGAAATACACCCTGATGCAAAATATTGCGCACTGTGGGTATCAATACCAGACGGTCAACGGATTGCTTTTTGTGAGCCGCTAGTAAGTGCTGGGAAAAATGCTGAATTCAGAGTCAGCAAAATGTCACCTAATTTATGGCCATCAAATGATTATGATGTTTTTACAAGAAATGATAATGGTGTAACCGAGCTTTCTGGTACTGAACCAGTGTTAAAGCTTGAATATCCATCGCTGGCCACTTTTGAAATCATCACATTTGCTTGTGATGGTTTGAAGGGGGGCGATATTATTGAATATTCATCAGATATTTATGGATCGCTTGATGGTATCGCAGAGATACAATTTCAAATAATGGATGTTGACTCTAATATTATTAGTGACATGCGGTTGAGCAACACAGAGACTCAACAGTGGCAGAATAGAAAAGGATTTATTACGTTACCAGATGGTTCTTACCGTTTTAATATTCGGTTAAACCTTAGACATGATGGTAATTTTGAAGGCTATCAAACAGCTAAATTTAAAAATACAACACTAAAAACAAGCTCTAAAAATTATAGTAATTTTTTGTCAGGTTTTTCAAAAGCTTTTACTGTTAGTGAAAAATCTAAGATTGAAAACCATACGCTTGAATTAGATTTACTAAATAGGCAAAACAGTGGTCATTTCTCTCAACCAAATCTTGCGCCTGACGTGTTTTTCAATGAATTAGATAACAGCCCTAATTATGAAAAAGTTATTGAGCGAGAACGCGCATGTTTGAAATTAAAAACGGGTACAGCACTTTCAAAAACGATTAAGCGTTCATCAATTTTAGGTAATGAGTTTTCATGTGGCGTAACTTGTTATTACAAGGATAAGGAAGCATGGTCGCGTGTACTAATTATGCAGCTGAATAGTCAAAAAGCGCAGATTAGCTCTAACTACCCAGAGCGTGTGACTTTTTCATTTGATAAGTCAATCAATGATGAATCTGAGCCTTTATCTCGATCTAGTCAGGGCGTGCAAATACATGAAGATTGTGAGTACATTCAAATTTATTATGAGGGTGTAGCTGACGCCACAATATCTTATGGTGAACCTTGGATAAGACCAGGTGTTGCTTCATCTTTCTGTGTTCCTATGCCTGAAATAGCTAATTATTGGCCTGATCCATATTGGCAGGGTAATAAAATGGGCAGCATCAGTGCAGACAGGGGGGGCATCGTAGAGCAAGACAGCAAAGATCCGCAAGGCTCTTTAGTTTTAGCGCTTAGTGTTGATGGCCTTGTTCGCCGTTATTATGTTGATTCGGTAGGAATCTTAAGCCCGAATTCAAAACCTTACCTTCATGGCCTATTTAGCTCTGATATACAAAATGGAGCTGAAATAGGGGTACTTTATTTAGATGTTAACAACGCGGAAATACCGGACACCCGACAAATATTTAAAAATAGTTTAAATAGCTTGTCAAAATGGCAGTCAGTTGATACCCAGTTGGTTATTCCTAACGGCTGCAAAAAAGTTCAATTTCGATTTGTTCTATGGCCAGTTAACGGAAGCGGTTCAGCCAAATTTAAAGACTTAATCTTATCAAGATACCCTGTAACTAGTACATCACAGGTTTTTAATATGGTTGATCCGACTCTTCGTGATGACGAGCTTAATATTGTATATCTATCACCGGACGGTGATGATAATAATGACGGTAGCTTGGGTTCTCCGTTAAAGTCATTTTCTCAAGCATCTAAATTGCTTGGTAAAAATGGCCGAGTTTATTACCTTGATGGTACATATGGGAAAGAGGCAGCAGTTAATTGCTCTAATTTCAATTCACTAGAGGTTATAACCACTCCCTTATCTAATGTTGTTATTAAGATGGGTGAAGAAATCGAAACTGATTTTGTTTTAGCGGATGGCTCAAACAAAATCTGGAGAACTCAACATATAGGTACCGCTCCATCGATATTTATTTATGAAGATGATACACCTGAAGGTTTAATTGATGATAGCGAACGCCATCCATTACATCGGGGTAGAAAGTACAGACTGCCAAGCCACCGGTTATGGAAAGCTAATTCATTAGAACATATGGAATCTTCAGATTCACCAATGTGGTTTTATGACTTTGATAATGACAGCCTATATATAACTACAACAGATGGCGCACCGCCATCCACTCATAGCTATTACATACCTTCTGGTAGAGGGGTTGTATCAGCTACAAATAAGTATTGTAAGCTCTCCATTCAAGGTATTACCGTTAAATATGGTATGGCCGATTTTTCAGATTTAGCGAAGTATGAAGCCACAGATTGTGTAGTTATAGGCTCACCCTCAGATGGGATACGAAGAGATAGCACAACGGGTTTAGAATACCGTTGTGAAGCAGCAGGTTCTGCTAATGACGGAACGAACACGCACAACAGTTTGTTTTCTGAACCGCTTATCCCGGGTGAAAGTGTTCTACCTGCATCAACAATCGTATCTTTTGATAGTTATTCACATGACAACTACGATGATGGTGACTCTTGTCATGAGCGTTGTGAAGGCACTTATATTGGTGGTTTGTGGGAGTATAACGGTGATCGGGGTATAGCCACTTCGTATGGCGCTCATGTTACTGTTTATAACGGTATTACCCGTCAAAATGGTGTTAGGTATAGAAATCTTACATCTCGCACAGCGGGGGAGGGTTTTGCAACCGTCGGCAGCACTGATGTTAAAGAGGGCGGCATAGGAACGCAAATGGTTTGTATAAGCTGCACATCCTATGATGACATTATTGGTTTTGCTGCCTCCCAGCCAGATTGCACAACAACAGCCATTAATTGCCATACAGTTCGGAGTGTTAGAGGTGCTTACAATGCTGAGTATGACTCGTCAGTTGTAAATATTAAAAATTGTACCGATAAAGACTCAGTAATTGTAAAAGGTGCTGGTTCTGGCTCAATTAATGTTGATAACGGAAATTTGGTGGTTTGAATGTCCGAAGTACTCCAACGCATCTACGCAAGCGCCCCAGTTAATGATATTCCTATTCACACACTAGAACTTAAGGCTGCCGATTTATGGGAGCTTAGGATTTGTGATGGCTTTGACGACCAAATCGCCGGCATAGAAAACGGCGACATGGTTACATTTAAAGCCAGCGGCATGGGTGTATCGTTACCGCAGCGAGGTGTAAAAGGGCGGCAGGACTTACAATTTCAAATTGATAATGTATCTGGTGAAGCACTTACACTGATTGATCAGGCAATTGATGCGGGTGTAAAAATCGATGTTATTTATCGTGTCTATGTATCGAGTGACTTAAGCGAGCCTGCTGAGCCGGCAGTTACAATGAAAGCAGCTGACGTTCAAGCTACTGCACAGAGCATCAATGTAGTTGCATCATTTAATGATCTTGTAAATAAAGCTTGGCCTAACAAGCGCTATACACCTTCCATTGCCCCAGGGCTCAAATACTTCAGTTAATAATGTCATACACAATTAATGATTATTTAAGTGTTCCTTATGTGAATGAGGGGCGAGATATGTCTGGGTTTGACTGCTGGGGTCAAACGCGCCATCGCCTCCATCATCATTATGGTCAGCCATTGTTTGAATCGTTTGGTCATATTCATCCTGACGATAAAAGTTTGCTTACTGATGCGTATCAACAAATTGTTTCTAGCTTTAGGCCTTGCGAGCCATCACCAGGTGCAGTGGTGTGTGGTTTTAAGTTTGGTAGCTTAATTCATATCGGCACAGTTGAACTGATCGACGGTAAGCTTGAAATACTGCACACATCCCGCCGTAAAGGGCCATCCATTGACAGCATCGATGACTTCAAAAGGTTATTTAAAGAGGTTAAATTTTATGAATACGTGGGTTAATATCAAGGTTTACCCAAACAAGTTAGACCCGTCTTTAATAGAGCCTTGCAAATGTAAGGTAGGTTCGACACTTCATCAATGGTTGACTGAAAATGTCCCTGCTTATTATGAAAGTGAAGAACCACTTTTTACTGTGCTTATTAATAAGCAGATCTTATTACCTACAAATTGGAAAACTTATCAATTTGAAGCGTCAGATGATGTAAGCATTATTGTTGAGCCAAAAGGCGGAGCAGCAATTGCGTATGCAATCGTGGCTGTTATAGCTGTTGGTTATGCCGTATATACAGCCAACCAAATTCCAGATAATTATAACTCTACAACTCCTGATGGTAGCAGCATTTATGACGTAAACACTCAAGGCAATAAACCAAGGCTGATGGGCGTTATACCTGAGAGCGCAGGGCGCCATCTGATTTATCCTGATTACCTTACAATGCCAAGAAGGGAGTATATCGATAACGAGCAGTGGCTTTATTTAATGTTATGCGTTGGAGTCGGTCGTTATGAAATATTACCAAATGAAATGTATATAGGTAACACACCTGTAAACCGTTATGCGGGTGATATTTATTATGAGGTATTTGAACCAGGTGAAGATGTCACTGGGCATGAAGCGTACCGAAATATATATACATCAAGTGAAGTCGGTTCAACTTCTGGTAGTGCTGGTATCGAGTTAAAAGGTAAAACGACAAATACTGGTGGGGAAAATGGAAGATATATTTACTCATTTTTCGAAGACAAAATTATTGTTCATTATGAGGAGTTTGATGCGGAACTTAACAGACCTATTAAATTTAAAGTTACCCCTCCATTTGATGTTGATACAGTTCTCACTATAACAAACACGTTTGAGGGTCAAAATGATGGATATTTTCAATTGCTTTCTAAGAACTCTTCAGGAAGCGTAGTTAACAAAGTAACGAATGGATTTCCCGTTGATATACCAGAGTGGAATGAGTTTATAGAAGAGACGAACTCTGCAGCTATCGTCAGTGTTGAGTATCTAGGAGGTGATGGTGAGTTCAATGGGCCCTTTTTCGCGTGCCCTGCTGGCGAGAAAACAGATAAAATTTGGCTGGACTTCAAACTACCTCAAGGCTTAGGGGAATTAGATGATGATGGTAATTTTTTAAATAAGGTTGTTGAGATATGGATCGAGTATAAAGATGAAAACATCAGTAACTGGACATCAATGATTCATATATTTTCAAATAGTACAAATGATGAGCTCGGCGAAACTATTCCAATTGATTTACCTTACAAGATGCGTCCAGAAGTCAGAGTTAAGCGTTATACAGCTGCAACAGATGATACAAGAATCTACGATGATGTATATTGGACTGCCCTGAAGGCTGAATTAAACAGTGCGACAACTTACGATGGTTTAACCACAATAGCAATTAAGATCCGTGGCACAAATGCCTTAGCCGGTACAGCTGAAAATAAATTCAATGTTATTGGTACCCGCATTTTGCCAGTGTATGAAAATGGCGGTTGGAGTGCACCAAGGCCAACAACTGATATAGCCCCATTTTTTGCACATGTATTAAAGAGTGCAGGGCATAGCGATGACAAAATAGGGTTAGAAGCATTAAATACTTTACATCCTATTTGGCATAATCGAGCAGATGAGTTTAATGCTGTTTTTGATAGTGAGAGCACTGTTTTTGAGGTTCTTAAACGTGTTTTAGCTGTCGGTTTTGCTGAGCCTACGATTGATTATGGAAAAATTACACCTGTACGTGATCAAAAGCGAACTATCTATCGTCACATGTATCAACCAGATAACTATGTTGGCATGCTTAAGCGCTCTATTAAGCTGATGGATGATGATGAACCTGACGGTATCGAAGTCGAGTACTTCGACCCTGTTACATGGAAGTCAGAAACAATACTTTGTTTGTTACCAGGTGACGAAGGTGCTAACCCAGAAAAAGTCAGAGCCTTTGGAATAACAAACCGCGATAAGGCTTATCAGTTTGGTATGCGAAAACGCCGTATTCGTCGTTTTCGTCGTACTCGGTTTGATTTCAAAACTGAAATGGATGCGTTGAATTCAAATTACCTAGACTATTGCGCAGTCGCTGATGATATACCAGGCTATGAACAAACAGGTACTGTAATAGGGCATGTTGGTCGCTCTATCTACCTTGATAACCCTGAACTGCAATGGCAAACAGGGCAAACACATGTTCTAGCTTTAAGAAAACCAGACGGTACTCTATCAGGCCCTTACAACGTTTCGCCTGGCAGTGCCTCCAATGAAGTCGTCATCGATGCTAATTTAGATTTTACACCCGTACTAGATGGTTCAATAGAACCACCCCTTTATATGTTTGGGATCAGTACACGATGGTGTAATGGTGTACTTATAAAAGATATTAAGCCGTCATCAACGGACCAGGTTTCAGTAACAGCTGAGCTTGATGATGAGCGAGTATACTTAGATGATGATAGCCCAGCGGCTACAACTACAAGCATCACAATACCAAATATTTATTTCTAGACTTATGTATTGAAATTCTTAGTGTCTAAAAAATGAAATTTTGCAGAGAACTCTTTTTGTAATACTGATTCGTATTTAACCGTTACTGTAACTTTTTTCATCAGCTCTAAAAGTGGCTTAAAGTATGTAGTGTTTGGTTCATTAACCTTAAAACTAAAGAAGTTACTCTCATTATTTGGACCTATCGACTCAGGTAATTTCTTTGAATTATCGATGTTTTTATAAAAGCTTACAGTCTTTGCAAGTTCAATTGAAAGTTGATCGAATGTAATTGGCTTATTATCTAAAAATAGTGCAAATTTACAATTAATTGCTGGTCCAGAGCCTAAGTTGTGAATTTTTAACTCATAGGTGTGATTTGTGAAATGAACATCAACAATACAGTCGAGGTACGGGCGAGAAGCTATTTCACTTTGAAACCTACTATGCGACAGCCCTTGATACGCAAAATAAAAGGTAATAGAGCCAACAGCTAAAGCAATAATATCGCTTATTTTAACCTCAGTACTTATACTTATATTTATAAACTTATAGCCTGAACCTATCAAATAGCCTGTAGCAATAAGAAGTACGCATATAAGAAAGTAAAACTTTTTATCTCTCAT